AAGGCTAGTGTTTAATAGTAATTTGTAGTAAAAACGAAGGGTTACCTCACAAGGGTAGCCCTTTTTTTGTTTAACTTTTTTACCTTAATACCTTGAGGAGATTTAAAAATGGCACTTCCATCAGATGAGCAGGGCGCAGATGCACGGTTACAAGTACGCTTTTATAAAAAAGCCGTAAAACAAGAAGATGCTTCAAATGAAGCTGGCAGACCAATCTTTAAAGAGTTTGATTTTGTCCATATTTGTGTAGCTGGCGATACCCTTACTGAAATTGACACTTATGTCCTAGAACAGCATAAAAACCGCTTTCCGCTACATTGGGCTAAATACCAAAACCAATTAGGTTCAGAAGATCAAGGCTACGAAGGCACTCCCCTATCGGAATGGCCATTAGTATCTAAATCCCAAGCGGAAGAACTGCGGGGCATGAAATTCCATACTGTAGACGCAATTGCTAATGCTTCAGATCAGCAACTTCAGCGTATGGGAATGTCAGCAGGAATGTCCCCTTATGCGTTTAGAGATAAAGCAAAGGCATTTTTAAATCTAGCCACAGCATCAGCAGAATCTGACAAGCGAGAGCAAGAAATTAACGAATTAAAACAAGAACTTGCCAAAAAGGAACTAGAAACTGCTAAAATGAAACAAGATACAGATGCGAAGATGGCCCTGATGCAAGAGCAGATGGCCACTATACTTGCCGCTGTTGGTGAAAAGAAACCCCGTAAAGCGAAAACGGTAGCCACAGAGGAAGCCTAAATATGTCATACAATCTACTCCAATTAGTCCAGCAAACCACCGCTGAACTGAATTTACCCGTTCCTTCCTATGTAATTGGTAACCCTAGTCAAGATGTGCAACAAATCTTGGCTTTGATGAACCGTGCTGGGTATGATTTGGTAAAGGAGTACGATTGGCAGGCTTTAGAACTGGAATATCGGTTTTATACACAAGCAATAACCACAACCTGCGATACGACCATTGGCACTCAAAGCTTAACGAATGTTGGTACGACTGCGGGTTTGGACAATACTTACTCAATCGTGGGGACAAGTATTCCCCAAGATACTTACATTGATTCTGTAACCAATGCTACAACTGTAGCTACAACTCAACAATCTTCTGCTACTTCTATAGGCGGTTCTGTCACATTTAGTAAGACTATTTATGACCTGCCGACTGATTACGAAACCATTACTGATAACACCCATTGGGACAAGACAAAACATTGGCAGATGCTTGGCCCAGTAGATGCACAGCAATGGCAATGGCTTAAATCAGGTTATATTTCAACTGGCCCAAGAGTGCGCTGGCGTATTCTAGGCGGTGAGTTTCAGATTTGGCCACCTTACAATACCCAAGAATATTTAGGCTTTGAGTATCGCTCTAAAGGCTTTGTTAGAAGCTCTAGCGGTGCAGTATTAAATAGCTTTCAAGCCGATACAGATACGACTGTCCTAGACAATACCGTTATCGTATTAGCAACAAAGCTTAAATACTTTCAAGTGAAGTCTTTTGATACAACTTCCTTAAATCAGGACTATATGCGCTATCTAAGCATTGCCAAAGCTAACGACAAGGGTTCTGCTAACCTGTCCTTTGCTCCGCAACCTAGTGCAGTCCTTATTGGATACGCAAACATTCCCGATACTGGCTACGGTAGTTAATTATGGCTGCTCAACAACGCAGAGCTAGTACCTCATCGATGGCTGCCCCTATTGGCGGCTGGAACGCTAGGGATTCAATTGCACAGATGTCACCCTTAGATGCGGTGACCTTAACCAATATGTTCCCTACCCCTTCTGATGTTCAATTAAGGTACGGATACAGCCAATATTCCACAGGAATTACAGGGCAAGTTTATTCGCTGATGAACTATAGCGCACCTACTACTGAGCAATTATTTGCCGTAGCCAATGGTGTTATTTATGATTCAACCAATTCAGGTGCAGCAACTTCTGTATTTACAGGACTTACTAATTCTAAGTTTCAGCACATTAATATTTCTAATACTGGTGGTCATTTTTTAGTAGCTTGTAATGGTTCTGATCCGACTATGATTTATGACGGTAGCGCATGGTTTAAGGTCGCTACAACCACAACTGCCCAAACTATTAGTAGCATTACTAGGGGCGGTACAGGTAATTTAACGGCTACGCTTGTTACTGCATCGGCTCATGGGCTTGTAACAGGCAATAGAGTAACAATTACAGGTGCTACGCCTACTCAATTTAATGGCACTTATGTCATTACCGTTGTTAATACCACGACCTTTACTTATACGATGGCATCCGCGCCCAGCGGAAATGCAACCGTTATGGGTACATACACAACCATTGGTATTACTGGAGTAGATTCCTCAACCTTTATTAATGTCAATTTATTTAAAAACCGCTTATGGTTTACTCAAAAAGACACGCTAAAGGTATGGTACTTAGATGTTAATTCTATTGGCGGTGCAGCAAACGCATTTGATTTAAGCGGAATTGCCCGTAATGGCGGTTTCTTGCAAGCGATGGGAACATGGACTATTGACGCTGGTCAAGGTGTAGATGACTACGCTGTCTTTGTTACTAATATGGGCGAGGCAATCGTTTATAACGGCACAGACCCTACTTCTGCGACTACATTTGCATTAAAAGGCGTATATCAATTAGGTCAAACCTTTAACAGACGCTGCTTTTTTAAGTATGCAGGCGATTTACTGTTATTAACGCAAGATGGCCTTGTACCCCTTGCTTCTGCCTTGCAATCTTCCCGTCTTGACCCCCGTGTCAATATTACAGACAAGATTTATCAAGCGGTATCTAACGCTGCAACTAGCTACTATGACAACTTTGGCTGGCAAGTAAATTACTACGCTAGTCAGAATATGTTAATTCTAAATATCCCTGCTACTGATGGCATCCAGCAGTATGTAATGCACACAATTACTAAGTCTTGGGCTAATTTCACAGGTATTTCAGCTAATTGTTGGGAAGTACACGGAAAAGCCGACATTTTCTTTGGTGGAAATGGTTTTGTAGGGCGTTTTTGGGATTCCACAAGCGATGCTGGCTCGAACATTAACGCCACAATCCAACAGGCATACAGCTATTTTGACACTAGAGCGACTTTAAAACGCTTTACGATGGCAAGACCAATCTTTATTACCGATAATTCACTTCCAGCAGTCTTGGTAGGGATTAGTACCGACTTTAACCCTGTACCCCCAACGGGATCAGCAAGCTTTAACCCTGCAAGCGTACCTGTAGGTCGTTGGGATGCAGGAATTTGGGACTATAACCTGTGGGGCGGTGGTAGTAATGTGCAAAAACAATGGCAGGGCGTTACTGGCATAGGCTATTCAGGCGGTGTTTCTATGTCTATTGCCTCACAAGGCGTGGATTTACATTGGGCATCTACTGATATTGTGTTTGAAACAGGTGGTGTACTGTAATGCGTTGCGTTACAACTGAGAATCAATCTTATTTAAGAGAATGGCTTTCAGAAGCAGGGCAGTTTGAATATCCGCAGAATACAGCGTGTATTGGACAAGAAAAAGACGGGCAATTAGTAGCCGTTGTTGGGTATAACAGCTTTTTACCAAATTCTTGTCAAATCCATGTTGCTTCCACGGATGTGTATTGGTTAAATAAAGACTTATTATTTGCTATATTTGATTACCCCTTTAACAAACTTAAAGTTAAAGTTATAATTGCACCAATGTCTAAGGACAATGTTAAGTCCTTGAATTTGTGCCGAAAACTTGGCTTTGAGCAGGTAGCTGACATACCGTATGGTCACCCTAATGGTGATCTTATAGTAGTCGCAATGAAGCGTAATCAATGCAAATGGTTACAACAAGGAGAAAGCAATGGGCGGGATAGTTGATTCAATATTTGGTGGCGGTAGCAGCGCACCAGCAGTTCCTGATTATCAATCGTTAGCCAATACAACTGCGGCTAATAACCTAAAAGCGGCTCAAGTCGCTACTGCGGCTAATCGTGTAAACCAATACACTCCCTATGGTTCATTGAACTATTCTGAAACTGGTACGGATTCAAATGGCAACCCGATGTGGAGTGCCACCCAAACGCCTACAGAGCCTCTTGGAAGTGCGATCAATGCCAACATAGGGCAGATAGCTAACCAATACGGAACTCCATTTACAGGTGGTAATTTACCTTCTTATGGCATCAATCCAAATGAAACATATTCTGACGCAATCATGCGTAGGTTGCAGCCACAACAAGAAGCACAACAAAAGCAGTTTGATGCACAGATGGCTAATCAGGGTATACCTGTAGGTTCAGAAGCTTATACCAACGCTAAACGAACATTTGATGCAACACAAAACGATCAACGCACAAGCGCAATTGTTGGTGGCATGGATACGGGTTTAAGAGCCAATCAGCAGCAGTATGGTCAAAATCTTGGTAATTATCAACTTCCATTAACTGTTGGCAGTCAATTAAAAGCATTAGGAACTCCTAGTTATATTAATCCAGCCGCACAGCAAACAACTGCTGGTGCAGACGCTTTAAGCGCAGGCATTGGTGGATATAACGCACAAATGGGTCAATACAATGCAGGACAAGCTAGAAACCAAAACATTACTAGCGGTTTGTTTGGTCTTGGTGGTGCTGGATTAATGTCCCCAACTGGGACTTTTACTGGTGCTAATGGAATAGGTAGCACTATTGGTGGATGGTTTGCTTAATGGTTAATCAACAATATCCTTACATGACCGATGTATCAGGCATGGGTAGCGGAATGCAAGATACCCGTAGCCAAGATGCTTTGCATCAAGCTTTGTTATTGCGTACATCGCAAATGAATCCACAAACACAACCTAGTCAGCAAAGCAATAATATGCTTGCTCAAGCCCTTAGACAAAATAGACAAAATTCTTCAATTCCTACAAATACTACAGGCGAAAACCCTGCAACTGGTGAAGATTGGCTTTCTACAGGTAGCGGTTACGCTGGTAACGGTGGCTACTATCCTAATGGTCAATACGGTGGAATTGATAGCTGGTTAAGTGGAAGTAGCGGTATTGATAACAGTGCATTAGGCGGTTACGACACTAGCGGTTTAGACCTTTCTTCCTTAACTGGCGGTACTGGTGGAATGGCTGATTGGTTGGGCGGACTTGGCGATTGGTTTGGTGGATTATTTAGCGGTGGTGGCGCACTTGCTGGTGCAGGTGAAGTTGCCGCAGAAGTTGCACCAGCGGCCGCAGCCGCATAAGGAAAAGACATGGCAGATTATTTAAACCCCGAAGATATAGCAGCGCAATCAGGAATTGCTCGCCAACAAAAGTTGGCAGAAATGCTATTTGCTCAAGGCGCACAACAACCACAAGGTCAAGTTGTATCAGGACAATATGTAAAAGCTAGTCCTTTGCAATTTATGGCTAATTTGGCTAATCAATACGCTGGAATGAAAACTAATGAAGCTGCCGACAAAGCGCAAATTAATCTTGCTCAAAAAATACGCCAACAAGAATTTAATGAATTACAAAATTATCAAAAAATAAAAAATGGTATTCCTGCACAACCAGCTACTCCTGAAAAATATACAGAATTGGCTGGGCCATACGATAAACAAAATAAAATGCCATTGGCTTACATGGAAGCTAAACCAGCCATTCCTGCTGTTGCAGGCAATCCTGCTGATGCTAATATGTATGCCGCCAATGCTTATGGAGCAGCTTTAAGAGCGCATGGCATGAAAAAGCTTACCGAAGGCCCTAAATGGGAAAAAGCAGAAATGCCACAACCTGATGGTAGCGTTAAACATGGATGGGTTGATTACAATTCACCTGATGTCAAAGGTTCATTTGTTGAAGGTGGAACTAAACCTGCGTACACACCAATAGAAGGTGCAAGATTTCAATATGACACAGGTATGTCACCACCTAGCGGTGTTCCTATGCAAGTTGCCCCTGTTAGACAAATGCAATCTTCTTCTATGCAAAATGCACCAGTACAAAATATGTCACCGCAAGGTCAGGCAGTAGCCAATAGACCCGCAGTTGCGCCAATGTCTTATCAAGCTGTCAATCAAGTAAATCCTGCTACTGGTAACGCTGTTCCTGTAAGTGCTATGAACCGCCCTGCAATGTCACCAAAACAAGCAGGTGAAGCAAATCAAGCTATTTATACAGAACAAGAAAAAGATCGTCAAAAGTCTTTAAAACAACTTCCTACTGACATTAATCAAGCAGAACAAGCAATTATTACAGTTCAACAAATGATTGGCGATGCTCGTATTGATGACAAAGGCGATGTTGTTTACAAAAAATATGATCCTACTTCTAAAAAATGGGTAGAAGGTGTTGAACCCCATGCTGGATTTGGTCAATATGTTGGCCTTGGAGTTCCATATTTAAGCAATATTCATGGTACTGACACAGCTAGTTTTAGGACTTTATATGAATCACTTAAAGGACAAGCTTTTTTGGAAGCCTTTGCTCGTATTCGTGGGGCTGGTGCTATTACTGAAGTTGAAGGTACAAAAGCTACTCAAGCGTTGCTTAAACTTAATAATGCTCAAACAGAAACAGAATTTATTAAATATGCCCGTGAATTTCAAGAAAATGCTCAAAAAGGCATGGAACTTGCTAAAAACAAAGCTGGAGTTAATCAAAACTATCGTAGTCCTGTAAATCAACCTGCATTGCGTTGGAATCCACAAACTAATAGCTGGGTACAGTAATGCCAATAACCGTTGATATTGTCGGAGTAGGCCCTGTAGAGTTTCCTGACGGAATGTCAAAGGAAGCTATGGAATCGGCTTTAAAAAAGCTTCCTGCGCCTAATAAAGTGCCACCAACGGCTGTAGTTCCATCTAATCAATCTACTTATGTAACTGGCGATGTTCCTTCTGTCGCTGGTCAATATGTAAGACCGCAAATAAATCAACCTGAACCTAAAACATCAATGAGTGACAAGGTTCAAGCTTTAGGTGAAGTTCCTTTAGCGATTGGCAGTGCTGCTCTTGCTCAGCCTATTGGGGCAGCTTATGGGATTGTTTCTAATGTTTTAAGTCCTGAATTTGGCACACAACAAGGCATGAAACAAGGTGAAAATGTTGGCGGTCAATTGGCTAACGCATTGACATACCGCCCAAGATCACAAACAGCTAACAACATAATTCAAAATGTTGCTGAAGCTGTAGATGTAGCTAAATTACCGCCTTATCTTGGAAAAATTGGTATTGGTGAAATTCCTTCTTTTTCACAAGCAGCACAAGTAATGAAACCTTTTGTAAAAGAAGCTGGTCGTGCTGTAGGTGAAACTGTATTACCAGTAGCTAACAAAATGGCTGAATCTTTGCGTTCTGCTCAATTTGCTCCAAAAGGCATTATTGGTTCTGCTCCTACTGCTGAAGCTTTAGCTTTAGAAGCGTCTGATTTATACGGTAAAACTAAAAAAGGTAATATTTCTTTTAAACCTGAAGCATTTGGCGCAGAAATGGCACAAGTTGGCAAAGATTTGCGTGAACTTGGTTACCATCCAAAACTTCATCCTGATGTCAAAGTTGCTTTAGATGAACTCAAAAACACCAAAGCACCTAAAGATATGCTGGAATTACAAGCTTTGCGTGAGTTTATTACTAATGCAGCAGGTAGCCAAAATCCTAAAGAAAAAATGATTGCAATGGCATTAAAGGATAGATTTGATCAATATATTCTTAATGCTCCAAAAGAAGTTATTGCAACTGGTAGCCCTGAAGCTATTAAAACTTGGGAAAAAGCTAGAGATGCTTACAGTCGTATGCGTAAATCTGAAGTTTTTACCGATATGCTTGAACGAGCAGAATTGGATAAAACCAAATTTAGTATGTCAGGTACAGAAAATTCATTAACTGCACAATTACGCACATTGGCTAAAAACGACAAAAAGATGAAGTTGTTTACGCCCACCGAACAAGAAGCTATTAAACAAGCGGCTAAAGGTGGTAATACACAAAACTTATTGCGTTATTTTGGTAAATTTGCCCCAACTGGCCCAGTTTCAGTTATTGCTCCATTAATGGCTACTGCCGCAAGCGCACCTTTAGGTCTTGCTTTAACTGCTGGTGCAATGGGGTCTAGGATTGCAGCAACAAAAATGAGAAAATCTGATGTAGAAAAGCTTGCCGCTATGATGCGGGCTGGAACACCTAAAAAGGTTAAAAAGGAACGAAAATGAGTAGAAATGGATCGGGAACATACTCCCTACCTGCTGGCAATCCAGTAGTACCAGCAACGGTTATTAGTACAACTTGGGCTAATACCACCCTAAATGACATTTCTACTGCCTTAACTGGTTCAGTAGCGTCAGATGGTCAGACCACGATGTCGGGCAATTTGGTCATGGGTAATAACAAGGTTACGGCTCTTGCTAACGGTACAAATCCTACTGATGCGGTAACTTATGGTCAGTTTATTAACCCTACCTTTACGACTTTAACGGTAACAGGGGTATCGACATTTAACAGTACCGCTAACTTTTTAAGCACCGATGACATCAAGATACCAGTAGGATCGACTGCCCAAAGACCTACTAGCCCTACCGTTGGAATGATTCGCTTTAATAGCGATACAAACCAGTACGAAGGCAATAAGATCGTTACAGGTCAAGGCATTACCTCGATTACCTTTGTCAGTTCAACAGCGACTTTAACGACTAATTCTCCTCATGGATTGTCTACAAACGACTACATAACCGTTGTTGGGGCATCCCCAGCGCAATATAACGGCACTTATTCCATTACCGTAACTGGTGCTAGTACCTTTACCTATGTAATGGCATCTACGCCTGCTACTAACGCTACGGTTGTCGGAACTTATTATGCTAACCTTTGGCTTGCTATTGGTGGTGGTGCTACAGGATCAGGCGGTAACCAAGTATTTGTCGAGAATGATCAAACAGTTACTTCAAGCTATACGATTACAAGCGGTAAGAACGCGATGAGTGCTGGCCCTATTACCGTCAATACAGGTGTAACCGTGACTGTGCCGACAGATTCGACATGGGTCATTGTTTAGACTAAAATACTGAAAACTAAGGATAAATTATGGCTGGTACATTAACCGTCACTACAATTAATAGCGTTTCTACTATAAACGCTGCTACTGGAGTTCTTGCCACGCAAAATGGCATGACTGGTATTGCTAAAGCATGGGTTCAATATAATGCTACAACGCAAGTAATTAATGGCTCTTTTAATGTTAGTTCAGTAACTTATACTGCTGCTGGAAATTTTACAATAAATTTTACAACGGCTATGGGAAATGTAAATTATGCCCCAGTAGTTTCTTGTAATAATATTGATGTAGAAACAAAAATACAGTTTGCAACTATTGCTTCAGGTTCATTGCAAATTCGTTCACAAGGCTCAGTAAATGTGAACTCAAGTTACAATCCAGTTTTTGGTTGTGCAGTATTTGGTTCATAAGGATAAATCATGGCTGGCACACTAACAATATCAACGCTATCAGACGGCACTAATAGCACTTCTTCTACTAACTGTATTCAAGGTTCTGCAAAGGCTTGGGTAAGATTTACTGGTTCAACAGCAGCTATAGCTGGCTCTTACAATATTAGTTCTGTAACAAGAAATTCTACTGGTTATTACACAGTAGCTTTTACTACTGCAATGGCTAATGCCAATTATTGTGCTACTACTGCTGTAAGTACAACTGCTGGAACTGGTGCTGCCGCCGCTTTTATGTTTACAAACGGTTCATATACTGCAACAGCCCCTACTACGGCAAGTTTTCTTATTTCGGCGGTAAATTTTAGTTCAACTTATGCTGACCCAGCTTATGTAAATGTATCAGTATTTGATTAATTTAAAGGAAACAAAATGACACAAATCATAATTCACACAAATGACAACGGTGGCGTAAGCGTTACTGTACCAACAGGGGAAATTAGCATTGAAGCAGTATTAGCTAAAGACTGCCCTAAAGGTGCATTAATCGTAGAAGATAACACCCTTCCACAAGGCGTTGGTGCTTCATTCTTCGATGCGTGGGAACTAGTAGATGGCAAGGTAGAAGTTAGCCTAGCTAAAGCTACAGAACTGACCAAGAAGCGTCTAAGAGCAGAGCGTGAGCCTTTGTTAGCTACACAAGATGTAGCCTTCCAAAGAGCACAGGAATCAGGTGCTGATACTACTGCTATCGTTGCTGAAAAACAGCGTTTGCGTGATATTACTAGCTTCTCTGCAACAACTTTAGAAGATTTGCGTAGCCTTAAAGCTGGAGTGTAATCATGGCTGTTACTATAAGTGGTAGTGGACAAGTACCTGTACAAGTGCAAAGCACAACCATTACAAGTCAATTTTCTACAACATCATCATCTCTTGTAGATGTAACAGGATTGTCTA